CTTTGTCCGTGATAGTTATATCCCGTTGCGGCAGACGAAAGTATCGGCGGCACTAAACGTAATAGCGTATGGAAATGAGTATCCCAAAAACCCTTGTGTTCAAGAATGCCAGATTTGGCAACATCTTGGATACTTTTTCAGATGTCGATTTACCTGATTTACTTGATGTTGGTGGTGATGTTGTAACAGTCACACCTCTCAAGGATGACAAGGATTGTGTGTTGGGAGCAGTAGGTGATGTAGACGTGCGACCAGTTGGGTCCCTCGCACCTACAACGTCTTATGGCACAAAAGTCATAAGACGGTGGTACTACATAGCATGTGTTAGTGCCATAGCAGCAGTGATGCTGTTCTTGTGCGTTGCGCACCTCGTTTGGGGGGCAATGCCTGGGTTCAGGGAGTCTTATCAATTGCGGTGGCAATGGGCTCTCGTTCAGGACGTTGGAGTGAGGTTCTCCAGTTGGGTTTCTTGGCCTTTTGATGCTGAAGACGGTGGTGTGTATCAGCTATTGGGGCCCACGTGGTTGTTGGACATTGCGTCGTGGGTTCACGAAAATGTCCCTTACTTTGAGGCATGGCTTGTGGTGCCGGTTCCTGTGTGGAGACTGGTACTAAGATCATTGTGGGCAGGCCATTTGGCTGCTCCGCTCTTGGTAAGTGCTGTGATGTGTTGTTGTGTGTCAGGTTATAGTGTTTATAGGTGCTGTACTGATCGTTTGTGTGAAAGCGAACGTTGTTTGAGGCACTTGTCTGAGATGGCTTTGAAGGAGAGCCTGGACACACGTGTGACAACAATCCAACAAACAAAGGAAACACTGGAACCAGTCGCGTTTGCTGTCCTATCTGGCATTAGGGATGAAGTAGAGTACTTGACCTTGGGGAAAGCTCGGACTTTAGCCGGGTGGGTCACAATTGCTCAGGCATTCGATCGCAAATGGAGACTGGAGCAGGTGCCTATGGGCACAATGCTCGCTCAGAAACGTATGTTGTATGCATGTTACTGGACCATTCCTCCCGTGGAGAGAGAATTGCGCCAGTATGTGTGTAGCACAGCCAGTCGGAACATAATTCGGGCTCATAACTCGAATCTTGGTTCTGATGGTAACTCTGCTTAGGACAGGAGCAGGGCAGCCTGGTGTACCCGGATAAACGGATTGAACGTTAAACCTGTTGATGCTAAGTGTACTATAGTAAAAGGTGATAGTGAGAGTTACTGTGATAAGGAATCGCGGTACACCTTATTGGCTTCTGTACCTGTTGCTGATCAGTATTATGTGCATAATGATTGTCAGTGTAATCAATTGTTGGCTTGTACGAACAGAGTAGTTTGTAATTGGGTAGATACCAATGAACATGCTATGCGCCGGCTTGCAAAACTTGCGGATAGAATGGGCGATTACTTTGGTCGTAGACACCCCTTGAGTTATGAGGATTGGGCTGCTAAGTTTACTGGTCGTAAAGGCCAACGGTATGCTTATGCGCAAACGTCTTTAGAGAGCATGCCTTTGTCAAAGAAGGATGCTGTTATTTCTGCGTTTGTTAAGCTAGAACGTGTCCTGGATCCTAATAAGGATCCGCGTATGATTCAAGCTCGTGGGGCGCGGTACAACATTGAGTTAGGCAATTATTTGAAGGCTATGGAACATGACTTGTATGAGTTGCACGGAGATGGTCCTTTGGCTAAGTACTTACCTTCGGGTAGAGTTATAGCTAAAGGTTTGAATCAAACCGAACGGGCAACTTTATTGCGTAGTAAGTGGGATAATATGAAGCAACCAGTTCAGCTGGCATTAGACTGTTCGCGGTTTGATGGTCATTGTAGTGTTGACTTGCTGAAGATGGAACATCGTGTTTATAATCGTGTGTTCAAAGATCCTTACCTCGCCAAGTTATTGTCATGGCAATTGCATAATACTTGTTTCACGAAGTGTGGGATGAAGTACAAGACTATAGGACGTCGCATGAGTGGTGACATGAATACTGCGTTAGGAAATTGCGTACTAATGATTCTGATGATTGTTGATTCAATGCAGATGATCGGCGCTAGTCCAA